GGAAAGATAAGAAACAAGAGTGGGCAGTTGTATCAGTTATCAATGGAGCCCAAGGGGCATACAAACAAGTCGTTTCTAACTTGGATTACCTTAACTCTTTTGAAGAGGTCGTGTTTTTATTTGACCACGATGAGGCAGGAAGAGATGGTGCAAAAGCTTGTGCTAGGTTAGTCAGAACTGGTAAGGCTAAGATTGGTGCTTTAGGCAGATACGGTAAAGATGCTTCTGATTACTTAGTTGCAGATAAGACTTACGAACTAGAGAAAGCAATATGGAATGCTGAGATGTATTCTCCTGCAGGGATTGTGAATTCTGCTGACACTTGGGATTTGTTTAATGAGGACAGAAGAGAAGACTCTGTGCCTTACCCCGATTGTTTTGCCAATGTCAATAAGATGACATACGGCAGGAGGACTGGCGAGTTAACTATATTTACTGCAGGAACAGGGTCTGGTAAGTCAACTTTTGTCAAAGAGGATATTTATCATCTTATTATGACAACAGACTATCAAATTGGCGTAGTGTCCCTTGAGGAGTCCATACGGGAGACTTTAGATGGAATCATTGGGGTACACCTCAACAAGAGAATAAACCTACCAGACGTAGAATTTGACCGCTCAGGAGAAGAAGGCTCTAAAGCATGGGAGGATGTTGCAGGTTCAGGTCGTCTTTTATTATTAGACCATCAGGGTTCTGTAAGTGACTCGTCTCTTATGGATAAGATAGAATTTATGGCGGCATCTGGCTGTAAGTTTATATTTCTAGACCACATAACTATAGCAGTTAGTGAGGTTGATGGTAATGTAAACGAAGCTATGGACAAAGCCATGTCAGATCTATTGAAGTTGTGTAAGAAGCACGATGTTTGGATTGGAGTGGTCTCACATTTGAGGAAAACCAGTGGTGGTAGTAAGACTTTTGAAGAGGGTGCATCTATAACTGAGGACTCATTAAAAGGGTCAGGAAGTTTAAAACAGATAGCATTTCAAATTATCGGTTTTTCTAGAAATAAATACTCGGAGGACGAGGGTGAACGGCAGAGGGTTGGAATATCAGTGCTAAAGAACAGGTTTACAGGACATACAGGTCCAGCAGGTTCTGCAAGGTATGATAACATTACAGGTCGTTTACATAGTACACCTTCTGAGTTTCAATAATTCACTGTGGAGGAGAGTTATGAGTACTGAAAGAAAATTTTATACATTAGATGATGGCAGGGTCTTGACGATAGATGAGATAATGGCATTAACTGGTGTTAGTAAGAAGACAACATGGGTTAGGTTACAAAAGACCAGAGACTATGAAGAGTTGGCAAAACCCACTGTATTCATGAAAAAAGAAAGAGGTCATAAGAATTACTTTGAAGACACTTACAAGGACTTAACAACTGAGCAGTTTAAACTTTTGTTTGGAAAATGGTCATGAAGAAGTTGGTTTTTGATGTAGAGTCTAACGGTTTTGTTAATGATGCTACAACTGTTTGGTGTATATCTACTTATGACATAATTAGTAAAGAGACTATTACTTTCTCAGACAATAGTGATGAATGCCCTTCTGTAAAGGAGGGTCTTGATTTTCTAGCCAATGCTGATGAACTAATAGGTCACAACATAATTATGTACGACATACCTCTGTTACAAAAACTATTTAAATTTAAGACAAAGGCTAGACTTATAGATACTTTTCTTATGAGCCAGTTGTTGAACTTCAACAGGACTTTAGGAAGATACAAAGGTAGACATGGTCTTGAGATGTGGGGCGAACATTTTGGTGTTTTAAAACCATCACAAGGTCAATGGCTGATGTTTGAAAAGTCAATGCTAAACAGATGTGAGCAAGATGTGCTTATTAATGTAAGGGTGTTTCACTCACTGTTAAGAGAGTTTAAAGAGTCTGGTGTACCAAAAGAGGTATTAAATCGTGAGTTTAGGATAGCTAAGATAAGTGCTAAACAGGTCAAGAATGGATGGTTAGTTGACAGGAGTCTTGCTGATAAGCATATAGCTTTCTTAACTGTTGAGATAGATAAACTTAAAGATAAGATTGAACCTTTGATGCCACCTATAATAAAGTGTCCTGACTTTTGGATTAGTAATGCCGAGTGTAATACTATACTAAAGACTAAGGGTGTTGATTATCAGAAAGATCTAGTGGGCGGTAAACAGTTGAGAAAACCAGTTACCCCTAAATGGACTAAAGCTGGGAAACTACATAAGCACATACAAGACTGGTTTGAAGGTTACGATTGCGTTGATTACATAAACAACACTAAAGGTTTACAAGTAAATGGTCCATATTGTAGAGTTGAGATTACCCCTGCAAAGCTTACACAGACTGCTGAGGTTAAGAAATTACTGTTTAAACACGGTTGGAAGCCTACAGAATGGAACACTAAAAGAGCTGAGGACGGTAGCGTTGTAAGAACTTCAGCGAAGTTAACCGAAGATTCCTACAATTCGATACAAGGTGATCTTGGTCAAGAGATAGCTTTACACGCAGTATATCAACACAGAAGAAACACTTTACAAAATCAAAAGAATAAAGATAGAGGTTGGCTTGGTGTTTGTAGAGACGATGGTAGGCTGGAATGTGTTCCTTTTACTTTAGGAACAGCTACTGGGAGGATGTCACATAGGAATCTAGTAAATGTACCCGGAGCAAAAGCTGTTTTTGGTAAGGAAATGAGAAGCATATTTATAGCACCAAAGGATAAAGTATTGGTTGGTTGTGATTTAGCTTCTGCCCAGCTAAGGTTATTAGCCGCCGCAATGGGAGACCCTAGGTATGTAAATACGGTTACGACAGGTAAAGAGGAAGATGGTACAGATGTGCACACTGTCAATCAGAAAGCCGCAGGTTTAAAAGATAGAAGTCAGGCTAAGACTTTTATTTATGGATTTCTGTTTGGAGCAAGTGCCGCTAAACTTGGAACTATTGTAGGTGGTAAATCAAAAGAAGGGACTGTACTTAAGACTAAGTTTTTAAGAACATTTCCTCTTTTAAAGAAACTACAAGATAAATTAATAAGTGAGTTTAATAGGTCTGGTAACAGATTTATAACTGCTCAAGATGGTAGAAAGATACAAGTAGACTCTGAACATAAGCTTCTTAATTATCTGTTACAAGGCAATGAGGCAATCTTAGCAAAAGAGTGGGCTATTGTATCGGATGGTCTTATTAAGAAAAACAACATAAATTGTAAATTATTAGCAATTATGCATGACGAGCAAAACTTTGAATGTGATAAAAAAGATGCAGATAAACTTTCTAAAATATTAGAGGAGTCTGCAAAGATAGCAGGTCAAAGGTTAGGCTTTGATTGTCCAATGTCTGGTAATTCAAAGATAGGGAAAACTTGGTATGACATTCATTAACTATAAACTACTTAATACTGAGAATAGGCTTCTCAGATCTTGCATACAAGAAAGCCTAGAAGAAGAGTCAAGTAAAGGAAAGGATGTTATGCAGTTAGCTGAAGCATTAACAAAATTTCATACTTTGCTTGATGAGGATACTGAGTACTACGAAGGATTCAGAATGTACTCAGATGTCCATAAGAGATATTTTGATAAACTTAAAAAGCTAGGTCTATTGCCCGAAGCAAAAGAGGATTAAAATAAACACACATTAATAGAGGAAAAATTATATGAAAAAACTAGCGACAGATTATCAAAACTTTATAGCATTAAGCAGGTATGCCAGATGGCTACCAGAGAAGAATAGAAGAGAAACATGGCAAGAAACAGTTGCTAGGTACTTTGATTTTATGGAAGAACATTTAAAAGAAAATACTAATCAAGAGTTAGTACCTAAAACTAGAAAAATATTAGAAGAAGCGGTGCTTAGTTTAGATGTTATGCCAAGTATGAGGGCGTTGATGACGGCTGGTCCTGCTTTGGCTAAGAATCATATAGCTGGATATAACTGTGCTTATTTAAGTGTTGACCATCCTAAAGCATTTGATGAGTGTCTTTTTGTTTTAATGCACGGCACTGGTGTAGGTTTCAGTGTTGAGAGACAGCATGTTAATAAATTACCTAAAGTTCCTGAAGAGTTAGTAGATGTGGAAGACACCATAGTTATACAAGATAGTAAAGAAGGATGGCAGTCTGCATTCCGTAAGCTTATTACCTATCTTTATGATGGTGAAATGCCTAAGTGGGATTTTTCAAAGATAAGACCTAAAGGATCTAGGCTTAAAACATTTGGTGGTAGAGCCAGTGGACCAGAGCCTTTGATTGATTTGTTCCATTTTGCTACTAACATCTTTAAGGATGCTGGTGGTAGAAAGCTTACTAGCTACGAGTGTCATCGAATGATGTGTAAGATTGCAGAGGTTGTTGTCGTTGGTGGTGTTAGACGTAGTGCATTGATTTCTCTAAGTAATTTGACTGATGAGCGCATGCGTAATGCCAAGAGTGGTCAATGGTGGACCGATACACCAGAAATGGCACTTAGTAATAATAGTGTGTGTTATACAGAGAAACCTGATATGGGTATTTTTATGAAAGAATGGACATCTTTGTATGAATCTAAATCAGGTGAACGTGGCATTTTTAATAGAGAAGCCGCAGTAAGGCAAGTGTCATCTATAGGAAGAAGAGATGCAGGGCATGACTTTGGTTGTAACCCTTGCAGTGAAATTATTCTTAGAGATGGTCAATTTTGTAACTTAACTGAAGTAGTAATAAGAGCAGAAGATACGCAAAAAGATATAATGAGAAAGGTAAGGTTGGCAACTATACTTGGTACATTCCAAGCTTCCCTGACTAATATCAAGCGGTTACGCCCTAAATGGGTTCACAATACAGAAGAAGAGGCGCTTCTTGGTGTTTCTCTTACTGGCATTATGGACAATTCATTTATGAACGGCAGTAATACTGACAGAGGTTATTATGGTAAAAGAAACTTACCAGATTTCTTATCAGATCTTCGCAAAGAAACAGTTAAAGTTAACAAAGAGTGGTCAGGTTTATTAGGCATAAGCCAAGCCACTGCAACAACTGCTATTAAACCTAGTGGTACAGTAAGCCAACTAGTCGATTCAGCGTCTGGCATTCATACTAGACATAACGACTATTACTTCCGCAGGGTAAGAGCAGATTCTAAAGACCCTATTGCACAACTGATGGAAGACCAAGGCATACCCTGTGAGGCTGATGTAATGAAACCTGATAGTGTTAAAGTCTTTACATTTCCTACTAAAGCTCCTAAAGGTGCAATACTTAGGAACGATAGAAGTGCAATAGAGCAATTGGAATTATGGCTAACTTATCAAAGATACTACTGTGAGCACAAACCAAGTGTAACAGTCAGTGTCCGAGAGAATGAGTGGATGGAGGTAGGCTCTTGGGTCTATAAGCATTTTGATGAAGTAAGTGGCGTTAGCTTCTTACCTCATTCAGACCATTCATACCAACAAGCGCCTTATGAAGATTGTACTAAAACAGAGTATGATAAATTAGCTAAGACAATGCCTAAGTCTGTAGATTGGAACTTAATAAGTCAATACGAATTAACGGACACTACAGTAGGCACTAAGACATTGGCATGTACAGGAAGTATATGTGAAATGGTCGACTTAGTTGAAGAAGAGAAGGAGATGGAATGAAATTATTATTAGTTTGTGTTCTAGCTATTTTTTTAGCAAGTTGCGCTGTTTTTGAGGCAAAGATTGATGAAGCCCAGAGTCTTGAATGTACACCTGCCGATTCATTAGGATGTTCTGGTTGGAATTAAATGTCCGAACCAGACATTCTAGTTTGTAGCAGTTGTGGAGATTTAAAAGAATCTTTCCATTTTAGCAAGAGTCAGTTAAATACTACTAACCCTAGTACTGTTTGTAAAGATTGTAGAAGTAAATATAACAAATCTTTCAAAGAATCTAACCCCGGCTATATGGATAAGTGGAGGTATAATCTTTCTGTTGAAGATAAGCAGAAGATTATTGAGAAGCAGGGAGGTACTTGCGCCAATGAGAATTGCCAGTATGGTCTAGATGACGATCACAAGTTATATGTAGACCATTGTCACAAAACTGGCAAGGTCAGGGGTCTATTGTGTCACCACTGTAACACTGCACTTGGACTTCTCATGGAGAGCCCAGATAAGATTAAAGGGCTTATGTACTATGCAGAAAAGCATAGTGATGTTTAATAACGAAAGGAGTTAAAATGTTAGATAAAATAAAGAACGGAGCCGATGCCGCAATTGATGTAGGTATTAAGTTAATAAGCTTATCAATTGTACTGCAAGTTATATTCGGACAGAAGGTAGCATTCCTTACTGGCGATGTAATTGGTTCTATACTTAATATTGTCTGGACTTTAGGTAACGCTGGACTAGCAGGAATTATTGCTGCTGGAATCATCTGGAAGTTACTAGATAAAGACATAACGAACGAATTATCTAAATAAGGAGTATAAATGCAAGACTTAGTAAAAAAAGTTTTGGAAAATAAATCACTAACCATCTTTCTAGGTATTGCTGTAGTGGCACTACTTCTAGGATGGATAGGTGGCTAATACTCCGACTAAAAAAACTTGGGGTCTCGTTCAAATGGATGGGACTTCCAAGCTTTATCAAATGTTAAAGAAAAAAAAGAAAGACAACCCAAGACTCTGGAGGACAGATTGGAGAAAATAAACAACGCTTTTATTCCAAAAGATGAATGCTCTATATGTAGCAGTGACTACGATCCCGATTGTGGTGGTGTCCAAGGTTATTTTGGCATGACCCCAGTTACTTTCTGTGAGTGGTGTCATTCGTCTATAATAAGCATGACAATGCAACATCTAGGTCTAGATGAAGATGGGGAAAAACTGGAGTGATTTATGGGATATAAGCCTAATAATCGTTGGAAAACTAAAGTAAGAAATGCAGACTCTAAGTGGGAAGGTGAGCTAAGAGACGGTATATTATCGTCTTGTGAATATCATCCTGACAAGATACCCTACACTGTTGATCATCATTATCATCCTGATTTTAAAACAGATGATATACTGGTTGAAGCCAAGGGTAGGTTCATGGATTCTGCAGAAGCTCGTAAGTATCTCTTTATTAGAGACGCCCTTCCTTTTGGTACGGAGTTAGTTTTTCTTTTCTATAATCATAAAACGCCTATGCCTAGAGCAAAGGTAAGAAAAGATGGGACTAAGTGTACACATGGTGAGTGGGCATCTAAGAATAATTTTAGATGGTTTACGGAGAATACTATAAATAAAATTTTAAAAGAGAAATAATTATGGAAGTAATGGCAAAAGTAACTATACAAACAACTGATGTAACATCACCAGTTGTCAATACTACTATCTATGAAGTAGAGGATATTCCTTTGGAAGATAAGGAATTAAGGAATCTTATTGGGTTTTTAATAGAGGCTAAGAACGGTGCCTTTGAGAAATCAGATAAAAAAGAGAAACCTGAGATAGTTACAGATACTAAATCATAGAAAAATTAAGGTCGCAAATTGGACAATCAATGTCTTTTTGCGACCTTTTTTTTCGCTTGAGGTCAGTAGCCTCTTTGTCGTCTTACCTCGGCTACAGTTCTTTGAGCTTTATTTCTTAAAGCATTACACTCTTGAACAGGTATACCAGCGGCTAGGTTCTCTTTATACTCGTTGTTAATCATCCAAGTATTACACTTATTTGTACCTGCATACTTTTCAGGTCCACCGTGTTCTTTTAAGAGTTCTATATCTGTTATACCCATACCAGATAGTATATTGTAATCTTTAAACATTTTTGCCATATTAACCTCCTACTAGTACGTTTTCAGTTGTATATCCTTCAGGGACTGTTAATGGTCCTTCTGATTTATTTGCTAAAGACCCATCAGGGTAAGGTCTTATCCCATCAGCTTGTTGTTTAGCAGTTGGGTTTGCCATTATATCATCAACCTGTCTTAGCACATCGTCAAAAGGCATATCTAATGCTCTTGCTAAACCTCTAACCATTTCTTCCCTTAAGTTATAATTGTTATGCATTTCAAGCATTACATTACCAGCTATTTGCTTAGTCTTTTTCATATCAGGAGCAAGCACAAAGAAAGCATCATGTACAACGTAAACTGGAATACCTTCCTTATGTAAAGCTTTAACAAGTTCTCTTAGATAAGCGGCATCTACACTGTGTACAGCATTAGGTGCTAAAGCTGAAGCCATTGTTTTAGAACCACCACCAGCAAAAGGAAACTCCTGAACCATCTTACCATCTACTGCAAACATTTCTAAATTAGAAGAATTAATACCTCGCTTTTCTAAATTTTTAACCGTGTCAGCTGGGGTATTTTTATTCGGAGTAACCAACTTAATAGTTTCTGGATCATTAGGGTCCATTGGGACTTTACTAGTTGTATAAACTTTAGTACGACCAACCCCCGTTTTTGGACTACCATCTTTATTAAAACCTCCTTTTTTCCTAAGAGTTGGTTTAAAACTTGGCAATTTATTTAAGGTTACATTCTCGTACGTTTGAACAGTTTG